ACACAATGACCGCACCCCGCAAGGGTGAGCTCACAGCGTCAACGTATTGACGTAGTGTGCTCGGTCATGATTTAATAGTACTCGGCTAGCAAATTTGGTTGGCAGGCAGGGACGTTACTAGTCGTGGGCTACGGCCCAACCCCCCTCACACTAACCGTGTCGGATGATTGCGGTGAGCCCTTTTGTGAGCTCCCAGTCGGTGACTGCCTCGGCGCTTCGCCCCTCACTGGCGCAGGCTGCCTTGGTGTGGTTGGTCCGCCGCCCGAGGCCGCCGGTAGGGTGCCCCTAGTGCTCGGCGTAGCAGCCGTGATGCCGCCCGGGGGCCTGGCTTTGCTAGCTGTAGACGACCCTGGGCCTGACGGCACCTTGCCGGAGTCAAGGACTAGAGGCCGAACGGTTGTTTGGCTAACAACGCTAGGGCTCCTCCCGCGCTCCGGCAGAGTGTCGGTTGGTGGGACCGCGTGGGCAAACGTCAGCACAGGGCCTACCGGGGTGTCTACCCGTGGAGGCGGGCTCAACGCGCGTGCAGGTGTGGCCTCCTCAGTGGCGACGAGGTTATAGCGCACCCAATGGACTACAGCTCGCCAGGTCCGTAGGAGCTGGAGAGCAGCCGGGTTTGAACCAAACAGGGCAGGGGTGTCGGGCTCGGCCCTGCACTTAAGTGCGGTTCCTGCAGCCAGCTGGTACACCAACGTCTCCTTGAATCTGTCCTCCCCGCTACCCTGGAACGCAACCCCGGGGATAGCGTTGGACATGTCGACTCCGTCAAAGAAGACGCCACGCAGTGCTTCAGCAGGCGCTCGGCGGGCCTGCCCAAGCAGGTGCAGATACTGCCTATAGCAGCTGATAGCGTTTACGATTCCATCGTTCGGGTCAGGCCTGAATGGGTCCAGCCACTCTAGCGCCACATACCCGCCCGTCACGCACGACCAGACACAGGCTGAAACTTCGCGAGCAGTGTTTGCGTCCGACACCGCCCCCACCACTTGCGCGACCACGTCGGGCTGGCTTATGCCGACCCCTCGTGCAAACCCACCGAGCACGGCGCCTACACCAGCGAGGTACCGGGTCGCTATCACTGGCGCGCTGTATATTAAGCGGGCACACCCGCCAACCACCTGGCTCACGGTCCCGCCGCCCGTACGGAGAAGGTACGTCGCAGCGTCAAGCCGTGGGTGACGGGAGCGGTAGGGGAGCACTGCCGCATCATTGTAGATGTGGGGGGCGAGTATGGTCTGGAGCAGCACGTGAGTGGCGCCAACCCCGATCCCCAACGACGCCGCGTAAGCGTAGTAGTAGGCGAGACACAACTCCGGTGACTGCAAGACCTCGCGGTAGCTGGCTATGGTGGGATAAGTCATTTGACCACTTCGCAGCACAAAGGTTACGTTCTGGTCCACCAGCTCCGGGTCCGACACCAGCCTGGAGTATACCGTCTGCTGCGCACCATCAACGTAGTACTGCAGGCCCTGTACCCCCATAAGCAAAAATGCCTTGTACTTAGGGTCGGTTTCATCGCCAACGTACAGCCAACAATCATTAAGGAATCGCTGGCTATCGATCTGCGGCAGTTCCGCGGACATTATGGCCTGGAACTTAGTGCGCCCCATCGAGGGTGTGGCCCTCACGGCCTGGTTACGCAGACGCCACACGTGGGCGTGGGCGACTATGCGAGCAAGGTTGTGCAGTCTCAGCCCATAATCGGATTGTCCCGCGTCCCTTGCCACCGCCCACCGTAGTGCCTCAAACTGGTTGTAAGACACACCGGGCCCCATGGCCTGGACTGGTGTAGTGCCAGTCGACACCATGCGCGGGAGCCTGATGCCCACAGCCTTGGCAAAGTCCTCGACCGACTCCGAGATCTCCATCGCTTGCCTCTTGGATTCATCAACGCCTGGGCTGACCCTGAAGCTAGTCCCTTCAGTTGTCAGTTGAGCAGCTGTGTCCTTTTGGAACAAGTCGTAGTCGATGTCGGCGTGAATAGCCACAGCACCGTCCAGACCTTTGGGCCCCGACACGTCCACCACTTCGGCCACGCTTCTGAGCTTGCCAGAGCGCGCAGCGCCTGCTGCCACCTCGGTGGGCACGAGATATGGTCGCTCATGCTCAATGAACGAGTTGATACCGCTCGGGGAAGCGTCCACCCCCGATGCAGGGAGCACCTCCTTGCTGCGGCTTCCAAACTTGTACTCTGCGAAGCGCACTGGGAAACCAGCGAGTGCCTGCGTCCGCCAAGGGTACTGAGTGTCGCGAACGAAAGCCATTGTGCCACAGGAGGTAGAATGAGGAAGTGTCGTGAACCGGAGTTGTTAAAGGCTGTGAAGTGATTCCAAGGTCTAGCACTGCTAATTCCAGTGTTAGAGTAGTCCTCACTAAAAACCGGTGGTTGCTGCAAGAATACAAGTGGTGTTTTGTAATAATTTGCGTGCCATCCGGCATGTCTCCCCGCTCTCTTGAGAGTGGGGAGGCATGTCGCGCTCACGCAGACAAAACCCCCTTTTCTTCTTTTTTGCG